GTCGGCAGCTTTTGCTTCTGCCGCTTGTTTTTCCGCCTGCAACTTCTCCGCGGCGCTCATCTGTGCTTCGCGGGTCTTCTGGGCCTGCTCGGCATCCCACTCGGAACGCTGCTTTTTACGGTCACGCGCCAAGCGAGCCTCAAGCGCCTTGTCAAATTCCTCCTGCGTTTTCGGCAGGTTGTTACCACCCGTAATGGGCGTGGTTACCGGCGCTTCTCCACCCTCGCCGTTGGGATCACCATTCCCTCCGCCGGCGGGATCTCCGGCGTCATAGCGCAGGTACTTAGTGCGAAATGGGTTAAATATCATGGATTTCTCCTCCGTTTTAGGGCCGTCGCCCGTGGCTATTTCGACGGCATGGGATTGCCGTTTTTGTCCAGCTTCACGGGCTGGACAATTTCGTTAAAGATCGTGTCGCCGTCTTTTGTGAGCGTGACGGTTTTCTTGACATTTTCCTCTTCGTCCCAGGCTGATGTCTGGGAGCATTTGGCCGCTTCTTTCATTGCGCGCACGCCGTCCATCGTCTCGAACGTGCGTACGTCGCCGTTGGGATATGTCGTCGTGGTGAGGTATGTCGCCATTATCGTGCTCTCCCTGAAATGGATTCCCGTTCCGACTTCCGCCGCCGTCCGGTATCGGCAATGAATTCACGCATGGACGCCTGCCACTCGTGCACCTTGGCGCTAGCCTTTGCCGCCTCTCTATCGTCCAGGGCAACGGCTTCCCGGCGCTTCCATGCCCGGATACCGCGTTCCAGGTACCGTTGTCGCTCTCGCTCCTGGTAGGCATCGGCATTTTCTTTAACGACAGACTTTAGTTCAGTCAGCCCAATCGTGTATAAATTCAGCGTATGCGTACAATTCGGCCCACACAGATGACTTGTGCTAGTCGCCTCGGCCACGCTGGGATACTGATCGCTTGCGCCACTGATGGAGAGTATCCGTCCTTCCCATTCATCGCAGGACGGGCAACTCTCCGGCGACCGGCTGACAATGACCAAATCTCGACCGTTGGCAACGAACTTCTGAATACGTCCTTCGTTTTGCGCTTGTCCCACGGCCGCGCGCACGGACATCTCCGCGTACGAAGCCATATCCCATTTTCTCTCGGACCGATCAACAAAACTGGCGACACCACGAGCCGCGAAGTTGTTCAAAATACTCTGCGCAGCACCTAACCGCGTCTGTGATCCCAGGAGCACCTGTTGTGCGCTCTGGGCCACCGTTGACCGGTAGATGTCCATGGAAGACCGCAGGATACGTAACTCGCTCGCGCGCATTACGTCTACCAGCTTGGCGGTGAGTACACGCAACCCGGATTTTGGCGCATCGGCTAGACTGGACTCAATAACCGTAATGCCGGCATGCTTGCCCATCTCTCGCGCCGCGGCCGCTTCGCCGTTGGCAAAGGACTCGGTCAGCCATTGCTCAACATCAGGCGCACGTTCCTTCACCGCCGTATAGAACACCGAGAGCTGCCCCGTTTCCTCTGCGATGGTCTGTTGGATAAGGCGTATCTCCTGAAGCTTCAGTTCCGCCCATCCTGGTTCACTAATGCCGCGCTTCAGCCGGTCGCGAATGGCACGCAAAATCTTGAGCTCGGCTTCCGCATAGGCGGACCTAATTTGTTCGGCATACCTACCAGCTATCTCGGCACGGGCTGGCATTAGGGCAAGCCAATCTGCAACGTCGGGTCTGGGCCGACGAACATGTCTTCCTGCCTGATCGCATCGACTTCGCGACGCTTCCGCTCGGCCGTCCATTGTGGATGCAGCATTTCTACTTTCGTTTCGATGCTCATGGATTTAGCCGCGTTGATCTGATTGAGCGCCTGCGACATCTCGGTGAAGTTCAACTCCACCCCTTCGCTAATCTCCACTGCGGGACGCATGGGTTCGATTTGCGAGCCAAACTGCAAGCGATCAACCAGCTGCAGCAAGTAACAGACATCGGCAATGACCTCTTTCCAGTAGCACTCTTTCCGTCCGCTCGTCTGGAACGACTTGCGCTCACGGATACTTAACGCCACACCACTTTCCGGTTGCCCGTTGATATCGATACCGAACGTCTGCGGGTTGTATCCCCTGGTGGAATAAATCAGCCGCAGCGCATTCAGCAACGTCTTTTCGTGTTCATCAGCCCGAATCGCGAACTGATGAAGCACCAGTTGGTCGCGCAAAGAGGTGTTGCCGATTACACGTAACGGCATATAGGCTTGCTGGTCGATGTCAAAGACGCGTTTCCCGGTCTTCTCATCGAGCTTGAACATATCCTCATTACCGGCGATGCGTCCCTTCGCGAGTTGGATATCACGCATCCAATCGGTCCAGATTTCGTCCACCGAATCAAAGAGCGGCTCCGCGTTATGAAAATCACTACGCCCGAGGTGCATTCCGACGCCGTTGCGATGCAGTGGATTTGGACGGAGATTTGGCACATACCGGCAGAGGAGTTCCTTGGTATCTCCCACGAGGAATTTCTTTTGTTCAATCCTACGACCGATAGAGTCACTATCGCCGGAATACTTTTCTGTCGTGATCATGCCAGGATCATAGCGCTCTACGGTGCGAATAATTTCCCGCCCTGTTTCCTCTGCGACGGCCCAGAACGTACACGCGGTCAAATACCCCTGCTTGAATTCCGGGAACGCCGCGTCTGGCTGGGCAACCGAAAGAATCGGTGTATCGGCAAGCGACTTGTCCCAATTCACCTTCAGGAAGATACCGCTCATTGCCGCGCAGGATTCTGCAGCTTCAACCCACTTTCTCTCGTGCTGCTGGGCGGCCAAGATGGCATTCAGCCTATCTTGTGCCTTCTTGGCCGCCGTATTGACCGGATTACCTGCATCCGTCACGTCCGCCGCCCCCGGTATCGTAATACTCGGTGCCTCGCTGAACAGCAACGCCGCCGACGTGGCCGCTATATCATTGGCAATTGGCAAGTGGTAGCAGGTTGCCCGTTCTTGTCCGGCCATGCGCGCCCAAAAGAGTGTCTCGAGCGCGAACGGGTTGTATACCGACGCCGCGTAGAGGTTGGCGAGTCGGGAGACATCCCCGCTATACCATGCGTCGTAGACCGCATACTGGTTATAGATTGTCTGCCATTTCGGCGACCACCAGGCGACTGAAGTATTAATGAGCGAGAAGTCCATTATCATTAGGCGGCCTCTTTCAATAGCCCACGCCACAAATGACGCATGTTGTATGCCCCGTATCCCATGCCGTCGACCGGATCATCATCAACCTTAATCGGCGTGTCCTCCCCTCGCGCTTGCGCCTTGGGGTCCCAGGCGTAGTTTGAGAGATTCTGAATCAACATCGGGCATGCGCTCGATACCCGGAACAGGTTATTGCCGATGAGCGATGAGACGAATTCGATACGGCCCTTCACATCATTGTCTGCTTGCGCGAGATGCTGCACCCCGTCCTCATACAGCTGCGCGATAAAGCCGGTCGCTGCAGGATCCACAAAGAGCCACTTATAGGACGGGCTTCCGATCTTTTCGAGCCAGGCCCGGAACTCTTTGCTATACTGCGCCGGGCTCTTCTGCCGTCCGCTTTTCCGTCCCGAGTGATAGTATTCATGGATCACATAGAGCCTGTTATCCTGACCGATCCCCAGCAGGTATATCGCCGTCGCGTTGCTCGTGCCATGGTCGGCTCCTAGCCAAAGCTGCTTCATTTCCGGAATGTCTCCCGGCGTTACCACCATTGAGCCGGCATCGAACTGGTCATAAATGACGCCCTCGGCCAACGCCCACAGGCCCAGGATATACCGGCGATAGAACACCCCGGAGAAACGCTGACGATAGCGGCGCTTCTTGGCCGGAGATAGCGTCAGGTTGTCATCCAGGTCGAAATGCAGATAGAAGACGCCCTTCTGATCCGCCTTGTCGATGTAGTCCGTCTTGAGCGGATGGAACGGGCCTTCCGGATTGCAATTCATCCAGATCCGGGATCCTTCAACTGAACAACGCCCGACCGCCTGGTCGATAAACGACATCGGGAACAGGGCCGCTTCGTCCATCAGCACGCCGGCGGCTGTTAAGCCCTGAATGCTGTCCTGTGATGCCTCATTGTTGGCGCCGAACAGGTAATAGGTATTCGTGCCAATCGAGATATGCGGGTCAGAGCCGGACCGGACATACTCATAGGCCACGCCCATCGCGTTGAGCATAGCCAGCATCGGCTTGACCACATTGCGCTTGAGCGCCCCGAGCGTCTTGCCGGCAACGATAAAATCTTCACCATCAAAAGTGCTGGTCGACCACAGGATAAACGAGAGAATAAACGCGATGGTTTTCCCGCTGCGAATCGAGCCGTCACACAGGATGGTGTCCAGGTGAACGAACGGGCTGCCAGGCTTCCACCAGGTTAAAACCTGTTTCTGCTTACGCGAGAATTTCTGAAACTTGAATGCAGCGAGAACGGCCTGTTTAGCCATCGGTCGCATCCTCACTCGTCTCGTCCGCCCAGACATCTGGCGTTGCCTCGTCCAGTGCCGCGGTGAAGGCTTCCAGTCCGCCGCGATTCTCATCGTCCGGCCGCTTCGTCGCGCGCGCCTTAATGAGCTTGTCCACCAATTGGGCTTTCGTCCCCTGAACGCGGGTTAGCGCCTCCTCGACGGCCTGCATCTGGTCCAGCACGCTTTTGCGCTTGCGCGTCCGCGCGGTGACAACCAGATGCTCGTCAGTGTCTGGCTCGGGACCATCCTGCTGATCGCCCGTTGCTTGCTGATCGCCCGCTGCCTGGTCCGGTTCGTCCTGTCCGGCGATCTTGTTAAAGAGTCGCTCGATATCCTTGTCGGTGAACGATTTCGGCTTCGGATAGAACGACGCCGGCAATTCGCGTGTCTCACTCGTCTCGGTGAGGATAAAGCCCTGCTCGTCGGCCTGCGCTTTCAGTGCGGCAATGCGCCCCATCATGCGTAATTCGCGAATCGTGATGAGCCGTATATCGTCTTCCAGTGCCGCAATGGGATCCACGTTGACCGCGTAGTAAACTTCCTGTTCCTGGCTATCAAGGTGCGTGAAAAGGATGGATTCGTAAGCACCGGTGACGACGGCGTTTTTGTTACCAGTCAGATCTTTTGGTCCCGTCGACGCCCCGCCATGGAATTTGCACTTACCCTCGCCCGGATGGTTCGTTCCCCATCCGGCCTGGTGATGGCACTTACCGCCAACCCGAGTCTTTGCGTTGCAATACTTCATGCTCCATGGACTTTGTTTCATACTGACCAAACGCGAAAAGCGGCCCGCGTCGACATGCGACGGGACCGCTAGGTCATTCATAGTATTTTATTCGTGATTGTAATTGTGAACTGCTGACATTATACCACCGTGCGAGTGAGTGTCAACCGGACAACGCTTTCGGCATCAACGGCTCGGTGATCATCGATAGCCGGCCCCCTTTAAATGCCCACCAGAATCGCTTATGACAG